CCTAACCCAACATGCAGGTAATTATTTTTGCCATCAAAACACTGTTCGAGAATTTTCCCGACTTTCATTCTGCCTATGGAATCCACATGAGAAATTGAACGAACTCTACCAAGATTGCTAACTTCGTAATAATCAAACCCTTTGATAGGTTTCCAAACTTCATTGCTAAAATCCACCCGACTGCCTCCTTTAATTAAATGGCAGACCTTCACCGTCAACACTGTCAGGAATATCCATAAATCCGTCAGTGCTTGCATTCGACGGTGATGGTCTTGAACTGACCTGTCCTCCGCCTGATCCCTTGCCGTCTGCAGACTCCTGTGTAGCTATAAGAACATCCGTTGTGTACACCTTCTGGCCGTCCTTGTTTGTGTAACTGTTTGTCTGAATGCGACCTGAAATCAATACTCTTTGACCTTTTCTGAAATACCTTTCCGCAAATTCTGCCGACTTGCCAAATGCAACACATGATATAAAGTCGGCTTCTTTATCTCTCATTCTGTCGACGGCTATAGTGTACTTAGCCACTGCCTTTGCCTCTGCACCATTTGTATATCGTATCTCCGGATCTCTTACTAGTCTTCCACATATAATTGCCTGATTCACTCTGTATCCTCCATTTCGTCTAATATTAAATCTGTATAAAGTATCGGCCTTGATAGAACTTTCGTAAATTTGCAATAATCACAGACTCCGCACCTTTCGGGCTCTATCTCACCATTTTTTATTTTCATAATTCTTTCAACATGCTCTTTCACTTTTTCAAGCGCTCCTGCAAGGACTTCATCATTTATCTGTATGATTTCAATATCTGTAATCTTTTCTTTGCTTGCAGCAGCTATATAAAAAGGCAGTGTCTTTCCTGTATTCTGCCTAACAATCTCTTGATAAACAGCCCCCTGAATTTCATATCCCCAGTTTGTAATAAAATCCATATAGCCGTATTTTTTTACATAAAACCTGTCACGAATTGACTTTACAACTTTCAAGTCAACTATGCAGATATCGGGGATATATGAGTCGATTTTAATCTTCCAAGGCACTCCACCGATTTCGCCCGTCATTATTACTTGTTTTTCCCCAGACATAAATTTCATGAAATACGGATCTCTTTCAATCCTATTTATAATTTCTTCAGCCTGCCTGTATTCAGCTTTTAAGCCTCCCTGTTTTGTAAATATTTCGGGATTTTGGGCTTTGAAAAGTGGTAAACTTCCTTCAAAATGTGCGTCCACATAACTGCCTACAAGCAAAGCAGTACTCTTTTCTCTTTCCCATTCACCCTTTATCTCAGCCATTGCCATAGCTTCACACCCTTTTATACCCATAGAGCCAATAAAACTTTTATATTGACTTACAGACATATACTCATTGCTTGCTTCTCTTGAAAAGTAATTCTCATTTGTCAGTTGCATTTTCTACGCCCTCCTTAGCCTCAAACGGATCCACCGCCTTAGGCTTTTCCGGTGATATGTCCTCTGCCTCACCTTCCACAAAGCAGCCCATAAGTAAGTTCGGTACATGAATTCTTGCAAAGAAAGCTGCTGCACGATATGCAAGCATAAGTTCCGGCATTGTCTGCCATTTCTTATTTGATGTCCAGCCCTCAAGTTTTGCCATCTTCAATGTCACATCCGGACCTTCTATAAGTTCTCCTTCTTTTGTAACCGCTTTTATATAGCATCCCCTATCTTCCGAGCCTTTTTCGCCAAAGTATATTGGCTTAGCTTCTTTAAATCCTGCATTTGATTTAATCATCCCCATGCAGGCCTGCCCGCTCCATGACGGCTTACCTTTAACAACATAAAGATTTTGCATAACCATCATAGGACTTAATCCCATACGGTTGGCCATGTCTATGGCTATAGCACAGTCCATTGCCTTGCCTTGATAAGCCTGTGGCACAAGGGAAGACGATGCGAACATCTTCCCTATATTAAATAGATTCTGAAAGTTTTCAGCTTTCGCAAAAACTTCACCTGATACCGGCAAATTATTTCCTGTTTCAATCAATTCATTCATATTTTTTCTCCTATAACTCAACTACGGTTAAATCATCACTATCAGTTGTTCTTGTTGCTATAAACTGCAATTTTTTATCCTTGCACTTCTTATAAAGTCTTTCTCTTAGTTCTGTAGCCATCTTTTCAACTCCGTCAATAAGTATGATTTGTAGACCGTTAGGCTTCTGAATTGCCACATCTATACATAGATCCAGCTTTTCACCTTCTGAAAGATTGCTGATTGGAAGTCCATTTATAAGCGGAACTCCATCTTTTACGCTTAGGCCTTGCACAGGAATATTGGATGTTTGTAATATTTCTCCCGGCAATGTTCTTGCCTTAGTTATTTTTTGAGTCAGTTCTTCACTTTCCTGTTGCAAATCTTCAACTTCATTCTGCAAGCTTTCCATTCTGCGATATTCATTGATATGTCCTTTCATTTCTTCAATGTGTTCTGCTTGTTTGCTAAGTTCATCCAAACTTTTTATTTCCTGATTTGCTAATTCTTCATACTCTGCCAAATTTGCTGTTAATTTAGCCACATTAGCGTTATATTTCTCTTCCTCAAGTGCAATCTTATCTTGTTTTTTTTCTGAAAGTGTTGACAGTTCCTGTCTATATGCCTTAATCTGCTCCTCAAGCTGTACTATAGACTTCCCAATACTGCTTTCACGGTTTGCAGTTTCACGCTCGATAGCTGTAATTGCAATCTCCTTTTCTGCCTGCAATCCTCTGATCTTATTGTCTGAACTTTGAATAAACGCCTTTGCTTTTTCAATTAAGCTGTTTTGATGTCTTATAGTTTCTATTTGTCTATAAAGCTCACCTGCACTTGCATTTTCCCATTCATCCACCATGTATCCTGTAGGGATTGAACTTGCAATTTCTTCAATAAATGCATTTTTATTCCTTATATCTCTATTAACATCCTGCCTTCTTTGAAAGTACTTTCCTTTTTCAGACTGAATATCATCTAAGATAGCTAATATATTCTGATCATAAGATACCCAATCCGGTATCTCTCCAAACCAATCTTTAATCGTATTCATATCCCAATCGAATTCAATTAAGTCCAGAATCATTGCATTTTGCTTCTTTTTGTCCATTCCTGCAAACTCGACCGGATTTAATTGTAACGGTGTAAATATGTCCCTAAGGAAGCTCTCAGGGCTTGGAACTTCTTTTCCATTGCTTTTAACCGATTTATAACTTGCCTGTGCTAATCGTTCCTTTCGGTTAATCCTTAATCCATTATCTGTTTCAATAATTATCTCGCCTTCATTTTCACCGTTTCTTACTATATAATCCCTACTGGATTTATTTGTAAGGGCATAGCGAATTGCATCAATTACAGATGTTTTTCCTGTTCCATTTTTACCTGAAAGCTCTACGGATTTTCCATCAGCCTCATACTCTTTTATTCCAAATAAGTTTTTAATCTTAATCTTTGTAACTCTCATTTCTATTCTCTCCTTATATTTAAAAAACAAACATTGCAACTACTGCTAAATTAAATATCGTCAATCCTATAACGCCCATCCAAAAAGACTTTTCCGCGCTGTCCAAAGCGCTCTCAAGCTCTGCAACTTTCCTCTTTAGCTTCTCAACCTCTTTGTTGTGACTGTTCTTAAATTCTGCTATATCTTTCTCTAACTTCTTGCCGGACCATACATCCGGCAAAATTACTTTTTCTTCTGCTACCTTAGACATATTCTTCTTCCTCCCAATCTATTTTTTATTATGCTCTACCATCATATGCGTTTCCTCACATGCGCCAGTGCCTCTTCTTTAGAAATCCAGAAATATAAATCTGTAGAGCTTACCTTGAATCTGTCTACTTCAAAGTCTTCATCATAGACATATTTTTTTTCAGTTAAGATGTAGTCTCTGAATTTAAGTGTCGCTTCAATCAGGATGCAATTGTCTTTCAGTCTTTCTATAGACTCAATATACAGTGCCTCAGCTCTACACTTTCTTGTAGTTGCTGAATTTCTGTTCGCCCTAGCAGGGATAGATATTTCCACTACGCACTCATTGCCATTGCTGTCTACCGCAAGTGTCCATCCTGTAAAACTACCTTGTGTCGGGCATACGGGATATATGCCTGTGGTATTGTCAAATTCTGCAGTTATGATATTTGCATCTTCTAAACTTGCTTCCGTCAAATTAGCCTGAGCGAATGAAGCTTCGTCTAAGTCTGCTCCCTCAAAGCTTACTTCTGTAAGGTTCGCTGATAAAAATACAGCATTTTGGCAGTTAGTTTCATTGAAGTTTGCCGACCACGCATTCACGCATGAAAAGTCTGCATTCTTTAAATTTGCGCCCTCAAAATTTGCATTTACAAGTATTGCATCTATAAAGCATGCTCCCTCAAGGTTTGCTCCTTTAAAATTAGCTCCTGTCAGATTTTGCCCTTTAAAGTTCCAGCCTCTCAAGTCCATATTCTCAAAATTATTATTTAAAACCTCTTTTAGATCTTTTCCCATTTATCCTACCTCTCTTACTACATTTATCTTCCATTTGCTTGTCGCAGGTCTTCTCCTCTGACTTGCAAACTCTGCAGTCTGTATCTTAATTCGTTTAGCGATCCACTTGTCAAAGCCGACCGTGTCAAAAATAATCTTTGAGTTTTGTTTAGCTGGGTCTATCTTTGTTGCAAATGTCTGCTTTGGATCCCGATACGCTTCCATCAACAACGGTATAGGAAAGCCCATATTTTTAAGTTCTGACATTTTCATTATTTGTTTTGGGTAATCCATAGCCCCCTCCTTAAGGTATAAATTCAATATCTCTGACACCTTTTCTCTGCTTAAGTTCTCTAATCAGCTCTCTATCCGAAAATTTGTCTAATCCCGTATCTTCATGATTCATAAGTTCCACCAACTCATGCGCCACTATCGAAACTTGTTCGGCTGTTCCCTCTCTAGTTAAGCGAACCAAGTATTCAAGCAGTAATTCTTCTAAAATCTCTTTGTTACTTTCTTTTTCACCCATGTTTATGTATCCTCCTATTTACTTTCCCTCTAATCTCTCCTACAATCTACTTACAGGCTCTGCCAAGCCGAGTATTTAGAAAGGAGGGATATGAGTATGAAAATTAATCCTGATTGCGTAAGAGATATCCTTATCCATATTGAAAGTTTTGAGTATGGTTCGGCTCATACTATCGAGCAAATGTGCTCTGAACTACCCCATTATTCATACGAGGAGCTTGATTATCACTGTCTACATCTATATGATGCAGGTTTTATAAAAGCTACTACAGTCAATATTCGTGGCGGATATCTTCCTCAAGTTTCGAGAGTGTTTGATTTAACATATCAAGGTCATCAATTTTTAGATGAAATCCGTTCTGATAATGTTTGGAATAAAACCAAAGAAACTGCCAAAAGCATTGGTTCTTTTTCAGTCAATACTCTTTCAACAATCGCCACAGGAGTTATTACATCTCTTGCTCAAAAGAGCCTTGGTCTACAGTAACGTATATTGTTACATTTAGCTCCGTTTCAGCCATAGCGGAGCTTTTTAATGTAAATTCCTTAACATTCTTAATTTCCACCCCATCAAGATATATCCTATTATCCTTGAGTGTGAGTTTTTGTAATTCCATGTTTTCTCCTAACCTACCTTTTCTCCATTTTTCTTATAAATCGTGTCACTTACCGATACATCCAAGCCGTACTTGTCCTTGACCGACATCAGCTCCACTATATCGGCAAGTATAGGCTCTCTGTCTTTCAGCATTTCAGGTGTCATAGTGGCTTTCTTTACCATCTTTTGATAGCCATGCTTTAGTGATACAGCTTTATTCGCTATCGTATTAGCCTTGATAAAATCAACCCTTGCAGGGCTTCTCAATCCCTCCTGAAGCTTTCTCATCATCTCTTTTTGATGTTCCTTGTCAAGCATTCGGAATATCTCAAAGCCCTCATAGCCGGATGCCTTGCGTAGTTCGGAAAGCATTTTGTACACCCACTTGCGGAAGTCTTTCGCTTCTTTTTTCCTGCTTTGAAATACGGTGTCGTAAATACCATATTCGTTTACTATGAGCATTTCCT